CTATGAACAAATCTCTGACTGGGCGAGTCTTGTTCCCTGCTTCACAATGACTGACCTGGTCGAGAGATTGATCATCGGAATGAATAGCTGCTGCGTGTAGTCCTCGTCAATCACGCCTTCACAGTTGATCAGGGTCAGACCTTGCTTGAATGATACTCCAGAGCGAGGATGCACGCGCATGTCATGTCCTTCCGGAAGATCGAAGATCATGCATGTGGGAACGAGAAGTCTATAACCTGGCGGAAAGACAAAGGCATTCTCAGTTTCGGCATTCATTTCTGAGATGGTACGAAGAGTCTGAGGTTTGCTTTCCTGGTCGTAACCTTGAATGGAATGACCAAATGGATTGTGATATGCAAGATCGAAGCAGGAAGCCAGATCGGTGCCGAAAGCCGGCAGGGGGATATTTTCCTTGAATGTGTATACGCCAACGTCAGACATAATAAAAACTCCATGATGAAAGGAAATGGTGGGAGAGTTTCCCCTCCCACCGGTATGCTAGTAAGCGATTAAGGCTTTGCGACTGGTTCGCCGAAGTCTACTGCAAGAGAAGCAGAAGCGACCTCAGGTTCAGCAGGAGCGGGTGCTTCTTCCACTACAGGTGCAGGAGTCTCTTCAACCACGGGGGCTGGAGTTTCTTCTACCACTGGAGCGGGAGTTTCTTCCACTACTACTGGTGCTGGGGTTTCCTCAACAACCACAGGAGCAGGAGTCTCTTCGACTACTGGAGCAGGAGTTTCCTCAACCACTGGGGCTGGGGTCTCTTCCACTACAGGAGCCGGAGTTTCTTCTACAACTACGGGTGCTGGTGTTTCTTCTACAACAGGTGCAGGAGTTTCTTCAACGACAACAGGCGCAAGCACTTCAACTTCATTGCTTCCAGTGATTACGATGCCGTTAGGCAGCGTGCCGGTTGCAGTGATAGTTGCTGTGCCTGGAGCGATAGATGTGACAAAAACTGCCCCATCTTCACGGACTGATACTGTCGCGACTTCTGGATTGGACGAGGTCCAAGTCAGAGAAGGCGTTACAACACCAGGGACTACATTGCCGGCGGCATCAAAAGCCGTCAGCGTGGTCGCCACAGGCAGCAATTGTTCTAGTGTAAATTGCTTAGCCATGTGTGTTTTCTCCTTTAGAGTGTTTTGGGTATTGGTGCGTCAAAATTGAGCATTAAGACGTAATCTAGCTTTGTAGTAAGTACTGAAGTCTCTTGTTTTCTGGCCTCATCAGGAAGTAGGTCATCAATAGGCCTAGCATCATCATATGAAAGGGAGCGATATTCTTTGCCATTTTCGATGGAACGGTCGATGCGGCCTGGACGATGGAATCTATTATCGTCATTGTCGTCTCGATTTTCTCTTCGAATTATTTTCTTATTGACGAGGACGACCCTCAGTTTTCCCATCTGGCCCATAGTAGAATATCCTTCTTGTCGTTATTTATATGTCGGTATCGGAAACTTCATCGTTATTTATGGGCTGATGCGATTTCTTTTTACCGATGGAATATTTTGCGACCAGATTCCACTTGGATTTCTCAGAATGCTTGACGATCTTGATTTGTGTCAGTGATGCGACAGGATCGACCTCTGCAACCAAAGGCTTTACGAGTTCGATCAGGCCCCATTGGGCCAAAAGATTTGTGATAGTATTGCGACGGGCAATATCGTTCTCGGATATGTCGGATTCCTTGCCGTCGAGAACGAACAGTTCCTTGAAGTGAACGATGGCGAATCTGCCGCGCTTGTGTAGAATATGACAGGACTGATAGAGCGTCTGATCTTTCTTGGATGCGACCCCGATACGGGTGAGGGTCTCCTTGACCTTCAAGAAGTCATCATCTTTCTTGAGACGAATCTCTAGACCCATTCCTCGGAACAAGTCATCTACTACTGCCTCCTGCGGAACTATGTTTTCCATTACCCAATCCACCTTTGTTCATTTGTTCTTTTATGGCGCTCAACTGCTCCTGGGTGAGAATTGACAGATAGTCGCGGGCTTTGGCATTCGAGACTCCGTAGTGCTTCTTGACGATATCAAGGTCTTCGGACTTCTCTAGTTTCATCCACTTTCTGAAAGGCCTTCTCCAGGACCTACAGGTATTTAGCAAGAACTGATATTGAAGTCTTGGGTCCAGGTTAGGATTCTGATTCATTTCGTTTGCCCAGAGAATGCAGTCGGCATGAAACGACAACGCCTTGTTGACCACGAACGGCACATAAGATTTGTCGTCCTCAGGTGTATTGAGGACGACATTCTTACGCTCTAGGATGGACGGAATGATGTCCTTGAAGAGGTCAGGCATAAAGATTATGTGCCCTGTTGTTAGTAGACACGTCGCGCAGCGCGGCCTGATATTCCTTCGGCATTGTAGCCAGCTTGATATCGACCATGGCCGTCGTGATCTTATACTTCGCAGCAATTTCCTTGCGGGTCATCTGCTTCTTGATCCGATCATTTGCCAGTTCCTTGATCGTAGGATTAACCGAATACGCAGTCATCCGGTGCATACTGCGGCGGGCTTTCGAGACAAATTCCTTGCACATGCCGGCAGACTTGGTCTTCTTCTGGGCAGCCTTACCTACCCTATAAGGGACCTGTTCCGCTTCAATCTTGTCAAAGACTTCGACGGTTGTATGCGTCTGATTGAACGCTAGGGCTAGATCGGAGACGCGCGCCAGAAGTTCAGAAATGGTGGCGCGACCGAGAGGCATTGACAAATCGTACTTCATGATATAGTTCTCCTTATTGGTTTTACTTGAACTCACACTCGCTCATGATTTCAGTCAGGAACGCAGCGGTATTGATTTCCTGATCCGCCACGAACGCTGCCTGATACTGATACTTGCCGAGCAGCAGAACCGCCTGAGGTACTCCTGCGCCGTCGAAGTAATCATACAGGCCGTCATAGATTTTACGGAAGATGACGCGCGCGTCCACATCCGAGTTATCCACAACCCACTTACGCATGGTTCCGAAGTCCTTGGTCTTCAAGGACTTGATAAGAACGTCCAGATTGCGTAGGTCCTTGATGTGCGCGAGAACGCCGGCATCGATGGCACCGGAACGCGCAAGTTTCTGTAGTTCATTGAGAGTCTTGCGGAAGTCTGGGAAATACTTCTCGACCACCTTGAAGAGATATTCCTTTTCCCACTTCACGCCTTCCGTGTCCAGGATCGTACCCAGACGCTTGAATAGCTGCATTGCCATCTGGGGACGCTCGTCCTTTTCGATAGAGAAATCGATGTGCTGGCAGCGGGAATGCAGCGCGTCAATGATACGACCCTTGAAGTTACAGGTCAGGATAAAGGTACAGTTTCCTGATACTTCTTCCATCACGCCGCGTAACGCAGCCTGCATTTCTGGAGTCAGATAGTCGGCTTCATCAAGGATCACGACCTTGCGACCACCAACAAAGGATGCGGTGGTTGCATACGACTTGATCTTGCCACGCAGCGTATCAATGCCACGCTCTTCGGACGAGTTGATGAAGATAAACGAGATGCCCAGTTCTTCACACATCGCACGGGCGACCGTTGTCTTGCCGACACCAGGTCCACCCGTAAGAAGAATGTTTGGAACTTGCTTTTCGTCTACGAACTTCTGAAAGAAGTCCTTGATGCGCTTGGGAAGAATCGTCTGAGCGACCGTCTCAGGACGATATTTCTCGACCCACAAGAATTCGCTAGTCGTTGTCATCGTTTGTAATCCCGCTCACCATGAGTGCATAAAAAATAACCGCCATCCATATTGCTATGACAACCCAGACAGTGGTTGCGGTAACTGTAATCATTACTTCACCACCGTTTCGAACATCGTTTCGAACACGCGGAATTCTTCGGACTCGGAGTCGAATGACGCCTTGAACTTGGCCTTTGCCAGCTTCTTGATAAGCTTCTGGGGCATGCCCAGGCTCACATATAGCGCCTCGGCTTCACCCTTGATCAGGTCCTGCTCGGCGGCGATGCGTGTGAGAGAATCGACCATCACATCGACGGTCTTCTTGATATTCTTGCGGTCGTTATCGGATAGTGAGTTGACCGAGAACTGAGGTTGATTGTGTCCAATCTTAGCCATGATATAGATACTCCTTGCTTTATTAACGTTCAACTGCGATTGCGAGTGTGATCTTGTCTCCAACAAACGAGACAAACTTTCCGGTGACGATCTTTGCCTCATACGAGGCAGCCGGAAGCTTTGAGAAGCGTTCAAACGAGAATGTTTCGCTCCAGGTTGCCGATCCCTCCACAGGCTTACTCTTCATAAGCTGAATGGTCGTGGAGACGGAATCTTGATTCTTGGCGTCGAGTGCCATCAGATAAAAGTCTTTGCCGTCACTCCCCAACTTGATGTGTGGAAGCGAATTGATTTCGGCAATCTTCATGATCATTGCGAGTTCGGTCGATTCGATATTCACGACGGTCGCATCGTCCGGAACGACGAGAGACTTCGCCGGCGGAGACTTGATCAGTGCGGCCGCACCATAACCGTATCTCAGGTTTGTGGTGCCGGTCTTGATCGTGATGACCTTGTCGCCCAGTTCGAATGTCGTGTCGGGCGAGATTTCGAGATTCCGGATGAATGTTCCGAGTCCACAGACTGGGAAGTCCTTAGGCAAGTCTTCCTCGATTTCCGCTTCGATGAAGACGCCTTCATCGGTCGTGATCGTTCTCTGTATCTTGCCTGCCTTGAATAGAAGGTTTTCGTTAACGGATGCGAAAAGCTTCAACACACCTAGGGTGCGCTTAGAAATGTCCATTGATGTCAGTTCTCCATGATGAAAGTATATGATACACTAAAACGCGTCAGATGTCAAGCCTTATCGCGGCTTCGACGCAATCGTGTAACCATTCAAGTGTATTCTTGTTGTAGATCGTGGTGGCGCCTTCGAAGGTGGCATAGGAAATCCACTTCCATTCGGAAGGATGGACCTGCTTGTATGCCCGTTCCATTTTAGGAGAATCGGAATCGACATCGCCATTGTTCTGATTGTATGCCACATCCCACCATTCGGGACGCTCGCCGCGCTCGACAAGAATGATCTTGCCACCCATCTTCTTGATCAGTTCAATCTCATTAGGAAAGCGGCAATCATCGATCACATAGTCGGAATGACCCACATCATCGATGATTTTCTTTTCGAGGGTTCGCAGCCAGATGTCGGGATGGAAATAGTTCCGTCCCACTTCTGTTCCAATCTCCTGCAACGCAATGCGAGGAGAGAACGGACGCTCCAGAACCTTGCTCCAGAACTCGTCCTTTTCTTCGCGCCAGGCACGGGACTCAGGGGTATCACCCTGGAGCATCGCACGATTCCAGCCAAAGATGCCTGCGGCTGCATCCTTGACTGGATCAGCAAAGGAAAGCTTTTTGTATCCTTTGCTGTTTACTAGATATTCCGCAACGGCTCCTTTACCGGAACCTATCAAACCTACCACACCTACGATAGCCATTACAAAAATACTCCTACTATTAGAGTTTACCAGTCATCTCCGAAGTCTTCGGCATGTTACCTGAGAAGGCATACGTTCCGACATGCTGGGTTCGCATCCATGGGCACAGCCAGACCTTGATTCCGATTCGGCGCGCATACTGACAGAACATATAGTCCTCGGACAGATAGCGTTCGGAATCAGGATCGATCACAGTATCAAAGAAGGCATGAATGTATCGGGAGCCGTCGAAGTTAGCCTGACCCACATGATCCGGCTTATACTTCAGATGAGGATACGCTGTTTCGAACTTGTCGAATACCTCGCGCTTCACCATCATGAAACCTGTTCCGATTTCGAGAACCTCCAGAGGCTCTGTCACCTTGAACTGCTTCGTGCCAGGAACAGGATTGAACACAAAGTTTCCGGTTAGCTGTTCCAGATCACTGAGGTTCATGTTTGGATGGGTGCGTGCCGCGAGCGCGACATTATCCCAGTTGATGGATTTCTTTGCATATGGACCGCCAATGATTTCCTTGTCCAGTGCGAGACAGGTCAGGATGTCATTGGGATCAAATCCGATATCGGAGTCCAGGAAGAGAAGATGGGTATAGCCCGATCTTAGGAACTCGTCTGCCAGATAATTTCGTGCGCGTGTGATGAGAGATTCATTGAACAGGAACGAGAAGCGCACCTCGATTCCGTATTGCATCATCATTCCTTGCAAGTCCAAGCAAGGCTTCATATAGAGTCCGTGGCATTGTCCACCGTACATCGGGGTGGCAACAAAAAGTTTACGCTTGCGTAGTTCTTCGATCTTTACAGTAATTTCCATAGTATTTGTCACTCCCGCCGCATGGCATTAGTTTGATCATGTTTTTATATTTCGCTTTTTTTTGGGAAAAAGGGTGGGACACCCATACTTGTATATAGTTGTCCCACCCAAGGTCATGACAAATTATTTTTTATTCGCGTCGCGCCTAATGATTAGGCGGATGCGGTCAGTGCCGAACGCTTCGCAGTTGCCGTGCGGGCGTTCTTCGGAAACGTTCCGAGACGGTACACGTTGACCGTGTGTCCGTTGATGTTCTTCCGATTCGTATAGATCGGATAGCCATCTTCGCGCAGGTCATAGACGCGCGCGGCAACATTCTGAATACCGAATGCCTGACGTGCCTGGTTGGTCGTGATATCACGGCCATTCGCCAAGAAGTTCAGCATACGGGTCTTGGCACTCTTTCGCGTAGTAGTCATATTTTAGTCACTCCTTCACTTTTGCGAACATTGCTTCAGATACACCAATAGGCAGTGGGTTCGCATTCCACTGCCTACAGGATTCTTTAGTCCTTGAAGACCAGGGCTGGGTTCATTACAGCCCCTTTGCCTTCAGGAGATTTTCGATTTCTGCCGTGATATCGTCAACGGTGACGGAGGCAGCGGCTCCAGTCTTGGTGGCGGTAGACACCATGCCCGACTGATTGTACTGGATGGCTTCGGCGGCGGCCTTCGCAGCAGCCGCGGCAGCTTCCGCTGCGGCCACTTCCTCAGGCGTCGGAGGCGGCGGAAGCAGCTTGTCGACCTCGACGTCAATCTTGGTGTAGAGGTCCATGAACTGTTCCTTGGTCTCGCGGTCGAAACGTGCAAGGCAGAACTCAATTGCCTGGCGACGGTTCTGGTCGAAGATCACGAACGCGTTGATAATGTGAACGAGACGACGCGTCGAAATGATTTCCGTGCAGCCACCCTCGGCATAGGTCTTACGAATGCCGTCGGCCCACTTCACGATGCGGGACACGAACTCGGCTGCCTTGGTATCGAGATAGTCGGAAAGCGTCACTCCCCGTTCCTCGAACGCAATGGCGAGAGCCGAAAGCATGATCTTCTCTTCCGTCTTGATGGAAGGATATTCCTGCTCAATCGTACCAGCGAAACGTTCCAACATGGCTTCGTTCATCACGTTGGTACCGACGAACTTTCCGTCCATCGAACCCTGGCCCTTGGTGTTCGCGGTCGCGAACACGTTGAAGCCCTTGAGCGGCTTCACGACCTGGTTGATCTTCTTGAGATAGATCGGCTTGCCTTCCAGCACGCCCTGCAAACACATGATCTTGTTCGCACCGAGGTCGACCTCGTCAAGGAGCAGGATTGCGCCACGCTTCATTGCGAGGACCACGGGGCCGTCCTGCCAGACGGTCTTGCCGTCGGCCAGTCGGAAACCACCGATCAGGTCGTCCTCGTCAGTCTCACCCGTAATGTTGACACGGACAAACTCGCGACCGAGATTGGCACAAATCTGTTCCATCATGAGCGTCTTGCCGTTGCCGGAAAGACCCGTCACGAACACGGGATAGAAAATGCCGGAGCGGATAATCGACTCCAGGACACTGTACTGACCGAAAGGAACATAGCCGCGCATTTTCTGCGGCACAAGGCTTTCATGCTGAAAGACCTCGGCCGACGCAGCGTCGAATTCGGCGGGATGAGCCGGAACGGCGAGCGGCGCGGGGGCGCCCATAACAGGAACGGACGACGCCGGCATCGGCGCCGTGATGGCGGGACGGAAAGCGGGTGCCGCTTTGATACGCTTTGACACAACCTTCACTCCCGTATTTGTGGCGGGAACTGCCGAAGCAGAACCACCGCCGATCACATTCTGCAGTGTATATGTACCGCGACCGACGCGGTTCTCGTCTTTCGACGTGAGCCACTGCGGCCAGGGCAGACCGGTCTTGTCGCAGACGGCCTGGATTTCAGCACGATCCATGATCGTGATACCATCGCCAAAAAGCTGGCGAGCGCCATCAACGAACGCGGCGCGGTGCTTTGTTAACTTTGCCATAATGTAGATTTCCTTCTCAATTTTCACAAGTATTATAGCACGAAAAACACGGAACTGTCAAGGGAATACCTCGAAAAATCGTGGTATTAATCTTGTTATTTTCGAGCGTTTTAGGCAATAAAATAACGGTTAATTTTCCACTCATTTTCGAGGTATTGTACAAGGGATAACTGTACATTAAATCCCCTGCTTACAAATGCGGTGGACGAGGGACCGCAGGATCGTCCGCGAGTTATTCTTGATCGCGGCGAACTTGCGGAATGCCTCAGCGGCGTTATCGGCGCCAGGCATAGTAACCGCTCCAGAGAAGCGACCCTGATTTGCTTCAAGGATGCTCGGCTTGACCATGTAGAATTCGTCATAGCCCGGCGCGGTCACTCCCACCCAACCCTGCTCACGGAAGGTTTTCATGTTCGACGCGCGTTCCTCAGCAGTGGTGCTGTACTTGTTCGGATCACACGGCGTGATGAAATATCCGATCACGTTCGCATTGAACGTTTCCTTGATGTCCTTCAGGAACATTTTCTGAAGGGCACGGGTCACGGTGTAGGTATCGAAATCGTCCACCTTCTCGGTGCGGTCACGCTTGGTCTTCTTATCGTGCCAAGTGAGGTAACCCTTTGCGGCATACTTGGTCATGGTCCGGAGCAGGGTTCCGTCAACCGTGTCGGTGACAGGATTGGAGTCGCCGTCGGTCATGATCATGAGAGACACCACATCCAGCTTGTGCGCGTCCTTGAAGCGAGCCACAACATCCCGTGCGAGATAGATCGAACCGAGAAGCGGCGTGCCGCCCATGCGGTCGGACAAAAGCTTTCCCATTGCAAGCAGGCGCAGATTGATCAATGCCTGATTGTACTCGCGAAGGCTCATGCGGCTCGACAGAAGGTTGCGGAGATAGAACTTATCCAGTCGGATGTCACTCCCGTCCACACTCTTCAGGGAGTCCTGACGGATGGACGCGTGGAAGTTATTGTACTGGTTGCTATCGTATGGATCGCCCGCCTGGCTGAGTGCATCCGTGAAGATGTACACATCAAACGGAATGTTCGCCTGACGGCAGAACATGGACATGGAAATCAGGCTCGTCACGATCTTCTGGATCGAGTCCGTCATGGACCCCGAAAAGTCCAGGATGAAAACCATACCGTGGCTCTGACCCTTATGCTGGATCACAGAACGACGGAACACATCATCATTGTACTGATACGAATGAAGCTTGCCCATATCGAGGCGACCCGTCTTGCCCGTCTGTTCCCGAGCATGGGACGCAGCGGCCTTCTTGAGGTCGAACTCCTTGATCATATACGCAATGTTCTTCTTTTCAGAAGCGCGGAAAGACGAAACCCACTTGGTCGCGTTTTCGAGCGTCTTGGAATACTCGGCGGTCTGACCACGACGACGGTTGTTGACGTGATACGCATTGGCCTGACGGCTAAGGAACTCAATGTCCTTCGCATGATCAGCCATAACGCGCTTGAAATCGTGAACGAATTCCTCATACTTGAGCGTCGGAGCAGTCACACGTGCCCACTCGACCCCGGTCACTGCGAGAGACTTTGCAGCCTCCTGGAATGCCTTGTCGGTCTGGCCATCGCCCAGTTCCTTCGCGATATCTTCTTCCGACATATCAGCCACATCGGTATGGTCGGCGGATGCGCCTTCCACTTCCTCGTCACTGCGCTCGGCTTCATCGGTCGGGCTGGAAGTGGTCGTGTCGCCTTCAGCTTCACCCTCTTCTTCGGACTCGCCGTCGCCTTCGCCCTCTTCTTCGGCTTCGGACTCGGACGCTTCGGAACCTTCGCCTTCACCCTCGCCGTCTTCGGACTCGGACTTCTCGGACGCGTCGGAACCTTCGCCCTCGTCACCGTCTTCGGCTTCGGACTTCTCGCCACCAGGCTCGTCGCCGGCATCGCCGTCGTCGTCCTCGTCGGGCTGACCCGACGGAGCGTCGTTTGACGTGCCTTCGCCTTCTTCCTGCTCTTCGGACTTCTCGCCGCTTGGGTTGCCCTTCGGGCCCTTCTCAGGTTCGGACTGCTTTTCGTTTTCCTTGGAATCCTTCTTCTTGTCGCGAAGGAACTTGATGATATCATCAGCCAACGCGACCAGTTCATCCCAGGTTTCGAGTGCCTCGGTACGGGCAACAAACGGCAGTTCATCATCGGCAAAATACACGCCGATACGAACGCCGACCTTGGCATGAATGTTGAGACGGTCAGTAAATGCGAGCGTAATCGCCTGAGCCGCATTGTGCGGCGCAGCCTCGACCAGTGCCTTGACCTTGAAGAAATCGCGTTCCCAAAGCTGCATGTAGCCAGCCGCGAACGAGGTTCGCAGACCCGGATAGAGCCGCTTCATAAGCTTCTCAATACGAGGGTCTTCCAGAACGTTCAGGATGTTTTTGACGAACGGCATCGCCCGCTTGTAGGACTTGCCGTAATGCTTCTTGGCGAGAAATTCCATCGCGCCGAGCCATTCGCCTTCCAGCGTATACTTAGCATGACCGACCTCATGACCCACAAGAAGGTCATAAAGGACGGCATCGACCCCTTCCCATACGGGCAGGATCAGAAGGCGTTTCTGCAATTCGAAGCCGGCCGTGACCGCCTTCGGATCGTGGATGATTGTGATGTTTTCGTTCGCGAGAAGACGCGCGAGCATCGCCTTGTTTTGACTAAGGCGGGCTTCATCGCGCGCGACGCGAGCCGTTTCAAGATTGGTTACTGCCGTCATTGACATGTTTTCTAAACTCTCAATTTCATGTACATTATCTCATATCGGGCTCCGGAATACAACAAAATAGTGGGCAAGAATATTGTTATGTTTAGCCGTTTCGCGCAATATTATTACTCGCGCATTTCCTCTATATTAACCTGGTTGTTCTTGCGAGTCATTCGCAACTGGCGGATCGCCGCAGGGGGCTTCATCGAATCGTTTGCGGAAACAGAAAATCGGCTCGTACTTGAGCATCATCTTTCCTTTGCCTGATTCCTTCACGACCTCGCAGAAGTTTTTCATCTTGCCTTTCATGATCGGAACTTTTTTTGTGGTCGTCTCATACAGCGAATGCTCCTCGACTTCTTCGAACTGGCCGGTCTCTTCCAGACGATTGCCACCAGGCATCTGGGCGAGCGACATCTTCAGCGTCTCCACATACTCCATACCCAGTTCTTTCATGATATCACAGGAGTCCTTTTCGAGTGGCAGCATCTCTCCACCGAACACGGCATCTGCAATGTTCCAGAGAATGTATCCACCCGGCTTCAGCCATTCGACGGCTGTCTCTAGCGTTGGTCGTAGGAATCCATCGCGCCAGGCTGCGTAGTCTCCAAACTTGTGACAGGACTGTCCGGCGTCTTCCGAGTAAACTTCCTTCGCGAAATACGGAGGCGAAGTGAAGACCAAATCGACCTTGCCCTTGTACACCTGAAAGTCGGGATGATTCCGGATTACTTCTGATCCTTCCTGGAACATGTGGAAGGAGTGTCCGTGATTTCCGAAGAGTCCGGCTTCGCGGACGTTGTGATTGAAAAATGTTGCAAAATCCTGGTACTTAGTCCAGCCGCCAGGTCCCACATGATCGCTATTAGGATCAGTGCCAATATAATGGACGGTCCTATCACTAGCAACAGCCATAGCACCGAGTAGACGACCGCCCCAACCAGAAGAAGGATCGTAGATAATAGAAGGAGGCCCACCATCACGGCCAGGAAGATTAGTGCGTGGAAGAAACCGTTCATACAGATATCTCGCAGTGAGAGGAGGAAAGTTTACGGCATACTGACAGAAGGACACACGGAACGCCTTCAGTCCAACCGGAAAGAGTTTCTGCCCCTTCTTATATAGACGGATTGAGAAGTCATGCGGGAGTGACAATCCACCAGATACCACAAGATTATTCTTGTCCTTCAGTTCCGAGTTGAAGCCGGTGTATTTCTTGTCGCGCTTTACCGGACATAAGAAATACGCCAGTTCGTCCGTCTCCTTGAAGGAGTTCAGAAAGTGTTGTGTATCTCGAATTGGTTCGTTGATTCCCGGAACAATATCACCCACGGACACGGGATTGGAGTAGTGATAGAAAGAATCTCGCTTAAAATGTCGCGACGCATAGGTAATAAATGTCTCATACAGTTCTTCTTTGGCGAAATAGTCATATATAGAACGAGACTCGGCGACGTTCTTGCCATAGGTAATGCGAGTCTTCATCATCGTGGGAAACCATTGATTGACAGCATTGCCGGCAGTCGTTGTATTCC